AGTGCATTGACAGTAGGGGATGACAGGATAACATCAGCAACATTAACTGTAGATTCAGCAGATGTAGTAGCAGATAAAGTAGTTTTAGCCTTTGTAGAAAACATAGGTGGAACAGATGACGTTACAGCACAATTAATAGTAAAATATCATTACCAATAGGAGAGAATTATGGCAGGTTATACAAAAGAAATAAAAATTACAACACCAAGAGGTGAGTATTTAAAAAGAATATCAGGTGCATATAATGTTATCTTTGATAAAACTATAAAAGTAGACAATTCTAATGGGGGAATTGATCTAGTTAATTATTCAAGAGATGTGGCAAATGATACTATGGTGGCTCCAAAAGCAATACTTGTAGAGAATACAGGTTCAGTTGCTTGTGAGTTGTTGATTAGCACAGCAGAATGGACTACAGATGCAGACAATACAGCAGACTCTATGAGTGATGCAACGCATTATTTAGCTATGTTATTACCTGCTGGTGAGTGTGTTTACTTACCTAATAACAGACTTATAGGAGCATCAGGAGCAGTTGGTGGGGGAATGGGTGTTAAGGTTGATAATGCAGCACCTCATTCAGATGACTATGTTGATAGTGGCGCAGATGTTGACCACGCCACATCAGCCACTATGGGCTCTGATGCAACGCATACAACTCTTAACTTAGAGGATGGTCATAGTAAATATTTTAAAGTAGGTGATTTAATTAGATTGGAAAATGAGATATGTGAAGTAACAGCAGTTGGCACAGGAGCAGATTTAGCTAATAGTACCTGCACAATAGTAAGAGGTTTATATGGCTCGACAGCAGCAACTCACGCAGATGATGTTGCAGTTAGATTGCCTTTCTTTAATATGCACCACGACTTTGATGACACATCTTATAATGGGGGTGGTAATGGTAGCGCTACAGTAGCTAAAACAAATCTTTCAGGTAAATTTAAAGCAAGTAACTTCTTTGGATACGGAAGAACAGCTGATGCAGTAGCAGATGGCTTAGTTCCAGGTTCAGTTGCATTAAAATTTTATAATCAAGGCTATCAAGAATTTGGATTAGCAGGTATATCTGCAAGTACAAAGTCAGGGCTAGCAACATCAACAACATATACATTTGCACTAACAATATCAGGCGGTTCATCTGATGATGTAGCATTTACTACTGATAGCTCAGATGTTACTTTTGGCAATGTGATTACTAAGATACAAAGTGCTATTAATGATAAATTTACAACAGGTACTAATTTAAAAGGTAAAAAAGCTACAATAGGTATAGTTGATGGAGATATTAGAATAACTGATAGCTCAAGACTTTCTACAGGTGCAATATTAATGGCAGCCCCATCAAGTGGGACTACCCCATTTGGAGTTGGAATTGTCCCAGCAGTTGGTGTGTTAGAAGCTGCTGTTGCAGCTAAACTTCCTGATGATGTTCTTTATGACAAAGAAACATACACACAGACTAAGAATAGTGCAGTATTTATGACAGACAATGGCAAAGGTGTTCTTTCAGGTGGTGGTGGATCAGGAGCAATAAATTATGAAACAGGGGCAATTAGTTTTACAGGACCAGCTAATGCAGAGTTTGTGGTAAGTGCTAATACACAGGCAGGTCATTCAGGGGGTGTAGAGAGCGACGCAACAACAATTAATGGGATTGCAACATTAGAAGCTAGAAGTTGCAATCAAAAAGTTGATACAGATATTAGAGTAATAAGCTTAGGATAAAGGAGGAGTTATGCCATACGGTAAAGGAACATACGGTAAAAAAAGAGGTAGACCTAAAAAAAGAAAAATGAAAAGAAGAATTAAAAGGAGAAAATGAGTTGGCAAAGTTTAAGGGTAAATCAGTTAGATTGAACAAGCCAAGTCGTATTCGCAAAGGTCAGGCGGGATATGGAAGGAAAAAATTCCAAGTATACGTTAAAGATAAAGGGAGAACAAAGAGAGTTTCTTTTGGAGACCCTAATATGAGAATTAAAAAATCAAGCCCAGCAAGGCGCAAGTCTTTTAGAGCGAGGCATAGGTGCGCTACAGCTAAAGATAGAACAACTGCAAGATACTGGTCTTGCAAAATGTGGTAAATTATGGCTAGAAAAAAAAGAAAAAGCAGAGTTAATGAAGCAGGAAATTATACTAAACCTACTATGCGTAAAAGACTTTTTTATAAAATTAAAGCAGGTAGTAAGGGTGGAAGGGCAGGTCAATGGTCTGCGAGAAAAGCTCAAATGCTTGCAAGGCAATATAAAGCAAAAGGTGGAGGGTATAGATAGTGGCTCTTAAAAAATCACAACGTTCTTTAAAAAAATGGACTGCTCAAAAATGGGATTATTTAAGTGCTAAAGATAAGAAAAAACCTAAGAGTAAAAGAGGTCGCTATCTACCTAAATCTGTTAGAGAAAGCTTAACTAAGTCGCAAAAAGCTTATGAGAATAAAAAGAAAAGAGCAGCAACTAAAAAAGGTAAACAAAGAGCTAGTTATTCTAGGTCTGTAAGAAAAAAAATGAGAGGTAAATAAATGGCTACAGCCCCAACATATATAACACATAAAGAATTGAAAAGAATATTTCCTCAATTAGATGAGTTTGACCAAAAGTCTCCTATCTATGGATGGGTAGTAGTATCGGGTAGTAAATATGCTGCTCACGATAGCGGACAAGTAACTCAATTATTTGCAAATGGGGAAGACTTGGGTCCAGCTCAATCAGCCCATACCGACTTAAATGTTGAAGGGGAGTGGTTTTACAACTCTGCTGAAGATGTATGTTATTACTATTCAGCCGACACTCCATCAGATAAATTAATGGAAGCGGGAGAAGAATTTGTAGGTATGGTAACTCAATATAGAGCAGATGCAAGCCGATACTTTGATTCAAGAGTTGACCCCTCCCTCCCAAGAGAGCAATTAAAAGATAAATCAGGTAACTATGACTATATGGTAGTAAGAACAGTTGGCTTGATTGCAGCTTGCTTTATGATAAGAACTAAAGATCATAATTCTGAGCTTGCTACATCATTTATGGAAGAAGCCGAAAATAATATAGGATTGTTAAATGAAGGTAAGGCGGCTTTATCTTGGCAAAACACTTCAGACGCTTCTCAAGGGATTATAAGGGAAGCCACAACAATACAAGGAGCATTGTACCCCGTAGATACAAGGGGAGAGTGGAGTGGTAGTTGGGACTTAATTAAACTTGATATAGATACTGCTGGAGCAATAGGTACAGCTACTTATAGTGTTTATGTAAAAGATGCAAATGGTTTAAAAAACAATCAAATCGTTACTAGCGAAAAAATTACAGGAGACTTCCAACCTTTAGCTGGAGGATTAGAGATTAGATTTGCAGGGGCATCCGACAATTCTGAGGCTCACGCAGACGATGTTTGGGAAATAGAAGTTACAGGTAGGCAAGAATATGTAGATAGCTCAGATATGAAGTCTATCAAAATGACACGAACCGCAACCCCTTCAAGAAGGTACTATAAATAATGGCTGTATCATTTACAAATAATTGGAAGAATATTCTCGATAAGTTAAGAAGTATATTACGTACTGAATTTAAGGGAGCCTTACCTGTGTATATAGGAGATGAAGGGCAAGAGGGTAGTCAGTTTATTCGGCTTGACCCTTTAGGTAGCGAAATGTTAGAATACAATGCTACCTCTGAGTCAAGAGAATTTACAATTAACGTATTCTACTATTTCTCTGAACACAATTTAAAGAAAACAGCGTTAGACCACGTTTTAAGATATACATCAAGAATTGAAGCATTGATACACGACAATACTTCTGTTACATTAGCAGATAGTAGTAATTTATATAACTGTAGAATGGAAACAACAGAATTAAACCCTGATGAAGAGTCAGGGGCGTATTTGGTTCAATGGGAATGGAAAGGACAACACACAGGAAATATCTCTTAAGGAGGGATTATGAAAATAAAACTAAAAAACCCACAAGCTCTTCCTAATGCTTGGAGAAGCTGTGGAATGACAGAAAAAGAGTGGAGGGATTTAGAAGCAGGAAAAACTGTTGAAGTTAAATCTGTTCCAGAAATAATAGAAAATAACATAGATGTTGTAGAATCAACATCAAAAAAGAAAGGAGATAAGTAATGGCAGAAGCACAAGCATTTTCTCCAAAAGAGTTCAAAGTAGCTGTAGTTTCAGACGCATCAAATGCGGGTGCAACGGGGATAGGCAGTACAATGAATCAATTAGATGTTGATTCAGTTGGCTTTCCAAGTTTAAATCTTAATCAAGTATTAGATGTTAGAAGCGGAGCTGGGAGAACTTTTAAGGATGAAGATTTTTTCCAAGACAACGTATTAAGAGTGACTGAGTTTACGATTTCAGGTACTTTGCATAATGACACAGGGCATAAATTGTTATTGCAGAATATATGCAACGATGTATCAAGCGATATATCGGTAGCATCAGATTTTACTGCCGCATCTCAAGTTTATGGAGCATCCGTAACTAACGCAGCATCATCTTTGACTGTTGTTATACAACCATCTGATGTTAGCCATCAAAGAGGTGTAGAGCTTTTTGGTTGTGTTGTTACAAATTTCTCTATATCTGCTGATGCAGGGACAGAGGGAGGCAGGTACAAGTTTAGCGCTACTTTACAAACAGGTAAAGTTCCAGATATGAACTCTACAGCCACACCGACTATTACCCCTTATGCTAATACGACACATTCTTTGATGTCAAGTGCAAGCGGTTTAAAAGTAATGAATAATGATGTCACTATGAACTCATTTTCCTGCAATATAGATAGCCCTGCGGTATTCTCGGGAGTTACCTCAACGGGATATGAAGTTGTAAGTAGGGGCTCTGAAATAGCAGTTACAGTAGATACGCAAGTTAAGTATGACAATAACACTAAAACCTTAGTGAATGCTTACGATACTCAAAGTGGTCCAACTACTTCAAATTCTTTTGTAATGACAAATAATAATGCTTTTGGAGTTTTAATAGACAATGCGGTATATACAAATGTTGCATATAGCGAAGGGGATATTATGATGCTTGATATATCATTAAAATCAGTTGACGATGGCACAGATCCTTTAGTAACATTTGATGTAACTTCATAATAAATAAAAAAGAGGATGTTTAAATGGAGATTAAACTAAAAGACGGTAAAAAGATAAAACTTAAAGATGTATCTCTTGACGAAAGAGATGAGATGCTTGATAGTGTTGAGTATCAATTTGACGATAAAGGGAAACCTTTAGGAGTTAAAACAATGCACTCAACTATAACTAAATGGCTTAGACTAGGAATAGATGGAGATACATCTGATGAGTTTATTGGCAGTATTTCTTTTGATGATAGAACTGAGATTTTCTTAAAAATGCAAGAAAACTTGCTTTTGGGAAAAGGAAAAGCCTCCAGCTCGAAGTAAATATTTATTTAGAGCCTTGCGGGGGCTGTCAGTATCATAGCTTTCCTTATGAAGCTGTTATACCAGTTTTAATAGACGGAAAAAGAGAAAGAAGAGTCTTTAATTGCGAGGAAGATGTTTTAGAGGTTGTAGATCTAGTTATAGAAGAAACTGAAGAGTTAAATGAAATTGAAAATAAAAAATTTGATGTAGCTAAATCTATAACCTCGCAAATAGTTTTTTTTGGATGCAAGAATGTTTTGTTAGATAAAGATATGCAAAGAGATATACAAAGGTATGCTTATTGCACAAAAACAGGCGTTCCTCCATACTCTGGCAGTTATGGGGATCAACCAGCTTTATGGGTAGAAAAGTTTTTTATAATTAAAAATGCCTTTGCTAAGAAGGAAAGGAAACAAATAGATGGCAAAAGACAATCTAATAACAGTAAAGTTTAAGGCAGCAGGAGCGCCAGAGCTTAGAAGACAAATAGAGTCTTTAGCAAAAGCTCAAGCCAAGCTAAACACTACAAGCGGAGAGTCAACTAAGAAAGGCAAAGCTTTAGGCAATAATATGAGGAACAACACTAAAGCGGCAAGCATTTTAGGTGGTCATATAGCCGTATTAAGGTCTCAGCTCTTAGTTATGTCTTTTGCTATGTCTATGGGGACAAGGCAACTAATACAGTTTGCCAAAGAAGCTTCTAAGGTTGAAAATATGTCTAGAGCTTTTGAGACTTTATCTGGAGGGCTTGCAAAGTCTACTCAAGGATTAGAGATGATAACGGAGGCTACTAATGGTGCTATGTCTGAATTTGACTTGCTTCAACAAGCCAACAATGCGCTAGTCTTAGGAATTACCGACAATAACGAAGAAATGGCTGAAATGTTTAATATGGCTCAAAGACTAGGAAGAGCTTTGGGTAGAGACACTAGGTCTTCAGTTGAATCTCTTGTTACTGGTATCGGAAGACAGTCAAGGCTTATGCTTGATAATATTGGTATTGTTGTTAAAGCAGATAAAGCCTATGCCAAGTACGCTTTGCAGTTAGGGGTCAGCTCGGAATCTTTAACAGAGAATCAGAAAAAACAAGCATTTTTAAACGCTACGTTAGACGCAGCTAGAGAAAAAGTTTCAAGGCTCCCTGATGAGATTAGGTCTTCTCAAGATTCCTTTGATGAATTTGCCTCAAGTATGGAAAATTTACAGGTAAGAATTGGTAATGTTGTATTAGAGGCTTTAGTCCCATTGATGGACGGTCTTTCTTCTATAGCTGATAGCTTTCGAGAACCTGGTATAAAAGAATTTTTAAGGCATATTAGAAATTTAGCTATAGCTATGGGGGGTTATGTTGTCGCTGCAAAAGCGGCAGTATTATTTACAAGTAAATTGCTACAAGCTAAATTTATTTTTGCAGGAATAGGTGTAGCAGCTTCTTTTTTAGTGGAAAAGATTTTAGGTTTGGTGGGAGCTTATGATGAGCAACATGAAAGCTTAGAACCTTTAGTTAGAGTGACTGATGCTTATGCAGATTCTTTAAACAAGTTGACTCTTGCTCAACTTCACAATGAATTATTTGAAGTCCAAACTAAAATGGATGACTTAAGATTGGTTGCTGAAAATCCTGTAGATATGGCTATTTTAGCGGCAACAATACCTGGAATTGAGGTTCCAGAAGTTGAAAATGAACCAGTTGATGATTTAACACAAGCTCTTAAAGATATGGTAACAGAGTATAATAGAGCGCACGGCTTAATAGATGAAAAAGTAAACCCAGCTTTTAAAGAGCAACATGACAGGCTTAAAGAACAAGAAGAATCTATTTTAGCAAATATAGAGGCACACAAAGGTTATGCTGGACCTATGGAAGATATGATAGAAAAAGAAGACGAAATGGCTGCTCTTTTTGCAAAAACAGCGGAAGGTCGAGCTGCAAACCTTACATCTAAAATAAAAGAAATAGAAACAAATGACATGTTATTTAAATCTGAAGAAGAGCAAATAGCTGTTTTAAAGATGCTAGAAAAACAGCTTGAGTCTACTGGTCAAACTTGGACTTCCCAAGCCTCAAAAATTGGAGGAGCTATAGGCAAAATGTCTAAAGATTTTGTTACTTTAGCTGCTGGCAATAAAGAAGCTACAATCGCTGCTTTACAATTAGCAAAAGCAGAAGGTATTGTTAATATTGTAGTTGGAGCGACTAAGGCTGTGAAAGCGAAAGGTCTTCTTGGTTTTATTGAGGGGCTTGCTTTGATATCTCAAGGCGCTGTGATGATACAGCAAATAAACTCTCAAATAGATGCGGCTAAAAAAATGGAACAAGGTGGTCTTGTTGGCGGTAAAAGACATTCTCAGGGAGGAACTCTTATTGAAGCAGAGAGAGGAGAGTTTGTTATGTCTAGGAATGCTACTGAATCAATAGGTATTGAAAACTTAAATAGAATGAATAGAACTGGGAGCGGAGCAGGGGTAAATATTAATTTTTCTGGCAATGTTTTAAGCAGAGATTTTATAGAAGATGAGGCTGTCCCTTTAATTAAAGATGCTCTTAGAAAAGGTGGAGATTTAGGGATAGCTTAATGATAGAACTTCCACAAAGATTTAAAAACGACACGCAGGGAAAAAACACCTATTTAGTCCCTCTTGTGGTTATAAATGGTTCAATTTACTTATCGACAGGTAAAGTAACATTAGATAATCAACACTACGATCCATTATTAAAATCGCTTGGCAAAATAAAAGAATCCATAGATATATTTGAAAAGAAATTCAAGGTGTCATCTGTAAATATGGATTTTTTTAATTCTGAATATAATAATGAAAAATTAATGGATAGATTTTTTGCAGGTGAAATAATAAATGCTTCTGTAGATGTTTATTATAAATCACAGTCAGCTGTATCTTTGAATGACTGTATAAAAGTATTTACAGGATATGTTAAAAAAATAACTGAAAAGTCAGATTTAGTGCTATTAGAGGTTGAAGATAGAACAGAGCAAGTATTAGGCAAGAAAGTGCCTTACAACTTTACAAAAACTACAGAATTGCCTGAAGAGCAAAGAAATAAGCCTATTCCAATAGTATATGGTCAGGTTGATAGGTGTCCTTTAGTTTATCTAGATAATGATAATGAAGATAATGCTAACACATATAAATTAAGTGCTGATGATTTTGATATATCTACAATAGAAAATTTAAAAGTATTTACAAGTGATGCCTATTTATCAGTACCACAAGAATCTAACTTAAAAGACCATAATGTTGTTAGTGGCATAGTAGAGTTAGAAAGAGCATTAAATGAGCAACAATATACAATAGAGAATAATTCATTTATTATTAAAAAAAGCACTACTACTGCATCTGAATTTATAGATGAAGGTACATCAGAAGAAACCAATAGCACTGTAGGTAATTTAGCTTCTTATAATTTAGTTGAAGTTTTAGAGTCATTTACACCTAGATATACAGATGGTGAATATAAATACTATAACTATGAAGGGCAAGAGTCAGGAGTGATAGATTTATTTGAACATAGATTAATACCAACAACAGATAGTAATGGTGATTATGTAAAAGATGGAACTTTTCCATTTTATATTAAAGTAAAAGATTTTAATGACAATGAAGCTCCTTATCAAATGACTGCCTGTACTAATGCTTTTGAAATAACAGGAACAGAGTTTCATGATTATTCAGATGAATATATAAGAGGTTATAATGACTATAATTTTGAAGTTGATAATTTTTGTAGTGGTTCTGATGTTTTAAAAGAATTTAATAATCTACCTATACAGGCAGTATCATATATAGATTATAATTTTCATATTAAATACAATGGCACATATAAAGGAACTGATTTGTGGATAAGTCCTATATTTCATTTTAATTTTGGTTCAGCAACTACTGCATCTGAATGTCCAAAATTATTTAGTTTTAGTGCTTTAGGAGATGACCCACAGCACAATTTTCAAGCATTACAGCAGGTAGAAGGTACAGGTACTGAAAATGATGATATTACATATATACCAAATGAAATAGAATTTAGTGGAACAAATAGTGGTGATTATCCTTTTACTATTCCTAGTGAATTAAATCAATTTCAATTTGCTATTCCTGCAAAAACAACAAACATTGAAAATCCTAAATTTTCTATAAATACTGACCCACAACATACTCATGGATTTATAACAGAAGCCTTTGGTGCAGGTTATGTTGAATTTGTAGGATTTAAAAGTTTGACTTTGTGGAAAAATGCTATATTGCAAAACTTTAATGATTTTGATCTATATGCAAATGTAACAGGTAGAGTAGATAATGACACTTTAAGATATACTAGCACAACAGAATTACAAACATTCTCAGGTATGCAAGAAGGATTCCAACAACCTAAAGAACAATATCAAGTAGCACCTACAACACAAGCTAGAACATCAAGACCTTCTACAACTGCAAAAATACCTGCTAAACAAAGAAAAAGACCAACAAGAGGTGGTAGGGGTGGTGGATATTAATGGCTAATGTATTACTGCAATTTTGTGACTCACAGGGCAATCCTACAAACAATGTAGACCCTAGGGGTGATGTTTATGTTAAATGTGATGTTTCTACAACAAGTAATGCTACACAAGCAAAGCTAGAAGATATAGTTGCAAGAGAAAACACAAGTTATGTTTATGGTCAAGATACTATTTTCTTATCAAATCTTCAAATAACATTAGGATCAGGAAATACTAACTGCAACACAGATACAGGCTTTGATGATTGGAGTTTATATCAAGGAGAATATCAAGCAGGTGGAGATACTACAGGGTGGATGACTGATGGTTTCTTAAATGCAGATTTATTTAATATTGAGCCTTTTAATAATGGGCAAGATTATTATTATTTGCCAAATTATTTTACACTATTTACAGGTTTTAATGAATTATCTTCATTTTCATCAGGGAATACAATTTCAAATGATGGAATGATGATTCCACAAGGACATATAACAGCTTTAGAAAGAGCATCAGATGATAGCTTAGTATCTGTTTTAGTTAAGATAGAAAATACAAGATGGAATAATTTATTTACAGGAGATACAATTAATTTTTTAGCATCTAGTAATAATTGGATGGGAACAGATATTGATGGAACTTTGCCTGAAGTTCAAAATATAGTAGATACAATTACAGGTGGTGCATCTTGGGGAAATAACCCTTATGATAATTTAAGTAATATAGATTATGGTGATATAGTTGGAAGGCAGTTTGCTATGGGATTTGCTATGACTATAGGAGCAGCAGGTTCAAGCTCACCTATACAAGCATCAGGAGGTTTTTTAGGTAGATTCCATTTAGATTCAAACTTAACACCATATAGCACAGATAGTATTGCATTAGTTCCATATTTATATTTTGGTGATGAGTTTTCTCAGTCTTTTGATTTTTATGTAAACCAATCAAATGTCAATTTAGAATCATCTTCTGTAAATGTTGATGAGCAAGTAAGTGGTACTTTTACTTTTTCTGTAAATGATTTTATAGGTCAGGCAAGTGTTTATGTGTTTGATAATAGTGATATTGGAACACCTGAATATGCTTCTATACTTAGCTCTACATTAATTAATACAAGCTATAATGAAATAGATGATATGGCTAATTATGGAGTGGTTAATTTTGATGATGGTAGTGGGTTTGGTAAAACCATAGAAATAGCAGATAATCAATTAAATGAAGTTAATTTTACATATCAACCCACAGGTCAAATAGGTGCAGATAGTTTTACATTTTATATAGTATTACATTCTTTAACTGAAGATTATGTGCCTAATTCATATTTAGAACCCTTTGAACAATTAGAACCATACCAAAAGATTTTATTTGGTGGTAGTACAACCTTAGATGTTAATTATCAAGGATTTGAATTAACAGATGAAGAATATGTGCCTAGTGAGGTAGCAATAGAAAACCCATCAGATGTTATGTTTCATTTAGCAGAGCAAGAGCTTGGATATAATCAAGATGTTAATGTAGATAAGATAGTAAATGCAAGAAACAATCAATCTGATTTTAAATTAGGATTTTCAGTTAATGAAGAAATAGAAGGTAAAAACTTATTTCAAGAAATAGCACAATCATCTAAGTGTGTTCCTACCTTTAACAATGGTATGTTTTCATTTGCATATATACAGGATACTTATACAAAAACAGATGATTTAGATCCTACACTAACTATAAATGCTCAGGATGTAATTAAATACTCAGTATCAAGAACACCACTAGATAAAATATATACAAAAGTTCAAGTTCAATATAAATATGATTATGGATTAGATAATTATTTAGAAAGTGTTACTAGAAGTGCTTATAATGTTGAAGGTATTGCATACTCTCCTGAAGAAATTGTTATGGCAGAAACTTATGGAATAACAGGTAGATATGGTGATATTAGATTACTAGACCCAAACAATATGCCTAAGAAAAACTACTATGGTTTAAAGTTTGATAAAGACTCTAATAAGTTTGACCACCAAGACACTTTCTTAAGCATTGAAAATAAATATATTAGAGATGAGCAAACTGCTATAAAACTAGCAGAGCATTTAGTGTATTTACATATGAATGTGCATAATGTTATAGAACTAACATTGCCATTAAAATACTATAATTTAGAAATTGGCGATTTATGCGATTTTAATGAAATGATTTTAGGTAAAAAAATATATAGTGAAAGTTATGTTTTGTCAAGTCCTGATGATATGCCAATTAGATGTGGTCAATATATACTGCCGTTGTTTATGGTTACAGATATAGCCAAGTCTATTAAAAATGTAAGAATTAAATTAATACAAATGCACCATAATGCAGATTCTGATTTAGTTTGGGATAACTTTACATATCCTACTTATGCAAACCAAATTTCTGCTGATATTGTATCAGGAGATGTTGATGGGGATGGAGAGGTAACTGTTCTTGATATTATTCAAGTTGTCAGTCATATTACAGGAACACAATATTTGCCTTTTCTTCAATATGGAGATGCTAATAATGATGGTGATGTAAATGTAATAGATATTGTAAATATGGTAAATAGTATTGTAGGAGAATAATGGCACAAGAATTTAGAGATACATTAGGAATAAGACAATTAGCACCAGCTACAAATGTTGCAATAAGTTATGGAACAGGAACTGTGGAAATAGAATCTAATGGTGAGATAGCATTAATTGAAATTAATTATAATGGTGCTTTTAAAGGTGTAAATAGATTAGGTGCAGGTTGGACTATGAAAGCAGGTAAATCTAAGGTTATTATATTTAGTTTAGCACAATCAGAGATAACTAATGTATTGTTTGATTATATTGGAGAACTTGAAATAACATCTGCTAAATATGTTACTTGGGATGAACAATATAAAACAGCACAAGTTAATAATTTAAATAGAAATGATTGGATTCTTGCTAGAGGTAATTGGAACTCTGATGCAAGAAAATATGAAGAAATAGAAACACAAAAAATTATACATAAAACAGTTAGAAAGACTAGAATTTAGGAGATATAAATGGCAAAAAGAAGTGTAGGCAAACCAAGATTTTATGCACCATTAGACCAATACCTCAAAGCAAAAGGATACTATAGAGGAGCAAGAACAGGCAATATGACTGAGTTTGTGCAAGGCGAGGAAGTTTGGAATATGAACCCAACTCAACCTTTTCAATATACTTTAACAACATCTGATAATTCAGGACATTATTTTGAATTTTACATAAACACAGAACCTCCTGAAACTGATGACTATTCAGGTTTGCTTCCTGCTGCAAACAAAGAGTTGGAAATGCTGTTATCTAAAGCCCCAGAATCTAGTGATGAAAGCAAATCAGGGTTTTATGCAGCTTGTTTAGGTCATAAGTTTGCAGATAGAAATTTAAGTTTTTATGCACAATATTCAGGGGCTGATGGACAGGGAGATTTTGATGGAGCATCGTCAGGTGACTATACTAGCTTTATTAATTGTGGCGATTTTCTTACTCCTGTAGAATACAATGGCTACTCAATACAACATTTTAAAAATTTTGGAGCAAGTGCATATAGTGAAATGGCTTACACTATGTTTAGAATTACTGCCTCAAATCCTAGTGGAGTTTTAAATGAAGGTGAAACAGAATCAATGGGAGCTTTAAGCTGGGGAAGATGGTTTGAACCTGAGCACTCAGTAGATTTAGATGTTACGCTAATGACTAGCTATGAAGGAATAGAAGAGCAAACAACTATTGGTGGCTCATCTTTATCTAATATAAATTATCTTGGCAATCCTAATTGGGGAGATTTGCCTGCTTGGACATTGGAAAAGCAAGAGGGTAATGATTATAATATTGGCTCTCAGTCACCAAGGAGAACTTGGAGAATAAAATTGAGCTATTTGTCAGATACAAACATTTTTAACACAGCAACCAATGAAAATAAGTTTTTTACTTGGACTGATCCAGAGGAATTAGAAGGAGTTCCTGAATATCAATTTGACGCTTCTATGGCTAGCTTTATGGGATTAACTTTTAACGGGTCTCTTCCCTTTTTATTCAATCCTGACTCTAGTGCAGATAATAAAGAGTTTGCTATTTGTAAGATTGACCAAGACTCTATATCTTATAAACAAGTAGCTTTTAGAACTTGGGATGTTAGTTTTGTTATTAGAGAAGTTTGGTAATTAGTATCTTCTAGGGTCTTTAACTATAAAACCATATTCGGCTGCAAGCCTAATAATTTTATCTAATAACTCGCTAAACTCTTCAATATCAAGGTCTTTTGTAGATTTAACCTTAAACTTTTCTTTCATAACTTCGTGCATCTCATCTTCAGGATAACCTAAGTGCAATCCTATCTGTCTTATAATAGTTCTATAATAAGCGTTTTGTTGCGGAGAACGGGTCTTAGGGGCAGTTTTTAAATCAATCCATATATCGCCTTCAACCTCTCTTAAAAAGCGATTAAAACCGTCCCTATCGTGTAGTGTTAATTTACCCTCTTTAATTGTTCCTGTAAATTTCATAACTTTCTCCACTCGATTTTATCTAAAGGGCAAAAGTAGCACTCTTGACCAAAGTTATTATACCTTCTATCTTTTCTATGCTCAACGTACCAGTCTTTTTTTGTGGTTTTTTTTACTATAGCTACATGAGTTCTGTTTTTGTTTAAAAGCATGTAAGCATATGGTTTTGTTTTGGCTTGATCATACGAGTGTTTTGCGCAAACTATAAACTTACTTCCATGCTTCCAGTCTTCAGCGCAAGTAAAATCATAGCCCAAACCTTTCACCTCAACTCTGTGCTTTTTATTGTTTTTATAAACTTCTAAATCTCCATCATCCCTACAACTTTTCCAATCTTTATGGGATTTTGCCTTTTGCATTGCGTTTATCTTAACGTCTAGCCCTAATTTATGCAAATATAAAGCTACGATAAAAACAGATTCCGTACTATCGTCTAGATGGCTTAAAAACTTCTTGTGATTTTCTCTCATAATATCCCCTTATTAGTTTAAACGCTTCTTTCCATAGGTTTATTTTATACTTATCTTCAAATCCTTTAGTCCCTAGAGAATGTCTTTCGGTATGATGCAATCGGCATAAAGGAATGCAAGAGAAATGCTTGAGTGTGGGTTTCTTGCGATTTCCCCCCATACCGATTGCTTCAAGGTGGTCAGGATCAGGGTTTGGCGTAAAACATATTAGACAATAACATCCTCGAATATAGTCTAAATATTTTAAAGAATCCTGTTTAGCAGTAAAACTCATCAATGCTTCCGTCTCTTTCTGATATTATCTCCATTAACTTCCCACATTATTGTTAGTCTTACCGCTAACATCTTTTAGCCAATCCCTTAGCCTAAACACTATATAAGCTTCACCTCTGTTTTGGCGAATCACTTGAGCATCTACATTCTGATTAGGCAGGAGGTAGGATGCTATACTTTTGCGAATTTTTGCCTGTATTTTGTAGTCCTCAATTATAAGGTCTACCTCAGCGTGCATCCCAAGTGATTCCCCATTAGAAGCGTAAGCTCTTTTAGACTTAAGCCCAAGTTCTTTTGCTTCATTAACAACATCTCTCTCAAACTTATTTCCTTTAACTTTACTTGGATGTGTCATTTTTCTCCTTAATTATACAACAAACTAACTTTATCTGATTGTTTGTAGTTGTATAGTTTGTTTAGCATTTCTACATATTCTTCAGTATTAACACAGTTATGAACTTTGCTTGGAAATTTTTCAAACTTATTTAAAAGCCGAGATAAATCAAAGTTTTTGTGGTTAATTAAATGTAGCATAGCAATTACAAAAGATCTTCTTTTCCACCCATCATACAAAGGCTTAAATTGCATTATCTTTTCTGCTTCTTTGCAGGACTTATTCCAACTTTTAATTTTAAATTTACCATTTCTAAAATTAGCGAAACTTTTTCCAGAACCTCTTATATTTCCCTCAAGCATAGCTATAGACTCATAATCTCCAAGATTATACATTTTTCTAAACTCTTTATACTTGCAATAATCTTTATATCCTAACTCGCAATAACTATCTGCATAGTCAGATATTTTCCAAGTCTTAGAATTATTATTTAATCTTTGAACTTGCGGCAATCTATATCCTGGGACAAGAACATAATATGCTGGCAAACTTAGTTTTTCCCAGCAATATAATCTATGCTGACCATCTATTACTTCATATTTCTCGTTAATTATAATGGGGACACATAAAGACTCTTGGGTTATAGATTCCATTAGTCTATTGGCGTGATGTATGTTCAACCTCCTATTTCCATCCAAAGCTTTGAACATAGTGTAGTCTGTAGTCTCATATATTGTGTTTATTTTTTTAGCTTTCATCGTCTTCTCCTTCGAGGGTTCTCCTCTGTTTTTTTGAAGTTTATTTATTATTTGCTAAATTTTTCTTTCTTTTTTGTTCTCTCTTCCATTTCTTTATAGATTCTCTGGCTTTCTTTTTGTCGTGTTTTCTTTGTTTGGCTTTTTTATTAGGCATTTTTAAGATCCTCTATTCTTTCTTTTAATGTATCAATATCATCAAAGCCTTGACATTGTATGACCATATCTGTCATAGAAGACATACACCAAACGCAGAAGGCAACAGGTGATATTCCAAAATACCCGACAACATCTCCATTATCTTCCTCTATATCAGAATCACATATATTGCAATTCATATTATAATCCCAAACCTTTTAATTTGTTTTTAATTTTATCTTCAAGTTCATTCTTCTTTTCTTCAATCTTCTCTTTAAAATCTTCAACTTTCACTTCAACCTTTTCAACTTCTTTTTCAATGTTTTGCTTTACCTCTTCCTGAGCTTCTTCAATTTTCTCTTTTACCTCTTCTTCTGCTTTGTCTACTATTGCTTCAAAATCTACCAAAGACACGACTATGGATATAATTAAACCTATAGATATAATTATAATCGCATATAGTTTTATAAGTTTTTTATCTATCATTATTAACCTCTTCTAAGTATTTTTTAGCTTCTTCTTCATCTAAAAACTTTTTTCCATTCACAATATAAACGAAGTGAAGTTCTTTTGTCATTATTAATTTATCTTTCATTTTATAACCTTATATGGCTGTGGGGCGAAAGAAGGGGTATTGGCGGGTAACCAACGAGAGTTAAGATTCCTTCGCCCCAAGTTTTATTTTCTCTCTCTGTATTTAACAGAATAACGATCAAATGTTTTTATAAAGCCTTTTTTAGTGTAATCAACGTCAATAGGCTCTATGCTTCCAAGTTTTCCAAATTGTCTTTTAAAGTCTGTTCTGCCTTTCATAGCCTCTGCTTGATTGCAATAAAAAGAGCAAAACTCAATATCTGCGTCCTCGTATCTGACGACATATACTTTTCTAGTATAATTTGCCATACCTTCTCCTTTATAAATGATTTTCTAATTCAACTAATGCTTTTCTAGACAGATCGTCTTCCATCTCAAATTTAACTAATAAGAAATTGACAAGAGTTTTTTCAATCTTAAAATGCCTCCCATCTTCTCCATCAAAAAGCTTAATAACTTCAACGTAGTCTTTTAGTTTCTTTATCGTATCTTCCATTATTTTTTCCTTCTTTCTGGCATCAATTCTACTTTACAACACCTACTATCCCCAGTCAAATCATCTTTATGGTAAAAGTCACTTATATTGCATCGTGAACAATAACCCAAATATGAATTTCCTGAAGCATCTAATTGAAATGGTTTTTGAACTTTAGGTAAAGCAAGCTCATCTTCCCATCTCTTTTGATTTAACCAAGTGGCAGGGTAAGGTATGTATTGAGGCTCTGTTTTGTTTACCTTCCAAAACTTATTGTATTTTATAATCCCATCATAAGCCAACTGCTTTTCCCCTTTGTCTAGCTTGTTAAAAGATTTCTCTGCATTGCTCCTAGATATTTTCTTAGGATATAATTTATAAAACTCTTCAAAAGAGATTTCCTTAAAATCTGGCATATTATTAAAAAGGGATGTCATCTTCGCTAATAGTGGTATGTCTATCTTCAGTTGTCGGTCGTTTAGTTGCTTCAACAGATTTTCCCTCCTTAATATCATTTCTAGTTAAACCATTAACCTTAAAATAAGGGTATTCCATCCCCTCCTCTGGAGGACACTTTTCTATAGTAATTTCATCTCCCTCTTTTGCTCCTAAAGTTTGAATCATATCGTGTAGTGTTGGCGTTGCAAAAAAACAATCCTCATCACTATTTATATCAGGTTTAAATCCATACATATACCAAGGACCATATTCGTTTGTTCCAGGTTTTGGCTTATCAAAAGACAATGTCATTTTCCTAGGTTTGCCAATCTCAAAATTAATTTTACTCATTACTTACTCTCCTTATTTAAATTATAAAATTCTTTTATAGCTATTTCTATGTCCCCACCTTCCATTAAATCCTTTATTCTTTGACCATCTACTTTTGTTAGGCTTCTCATAATAGGCTCGGCTTTATCTTTAATATAATCACCTCTAGCTACAAAAATCTTCCTTATATTGTTCTTCATATAATCTGAAGCCATATCAGAATTATAATTATAAGTGCTAGTTGATGGTTGGTTTTTAAAATCATCGCTTTCTTCTTCAGAATAAATGCCATACTCATAAGCATTTATAAGTTTCAATACACAACGATCTCTCCCTCTTTTCTCTGCCATACAACCTAAATACTTAGATGTGCAATTAGATTTATTTGCTTCACCTATAGACTTAACAAGCTTTCCATCTTTGCTCATACCAATTAAAAACCTGCAATCGATATCAGATTGATAAATATTTTCAAAACTCTCTAATATAATGTTTTCTTTGTGTGCTATAATTGTACAGGCATCGTGTGTTAAAATCCACTTACCACTCTGCTTGTGTTTCCAGAAGTCATCTTTTGTTAAATCATACTTTTCTGCTAACTCTTTTATGTTCATCTTAACTCTCCTATAATAAATTATTATAATATAATTGCTTTAATATAAATCAATATACCTTTTGATGTCAAGTAAAAAATATAACTTGCATTTATAATCTGCGTTATTGTAATTTGCTAGTCCATTATTGGTTTGGTTTAATACTTTTGGCGATAATGGTTTTAAAGGTGGTACCAAAAGGGGTAGATTTCTCATAGCCACTAATACAAGACGAAAGATCCTGAGCAGAGAATATGTCATTAACGATGAATCAATCGGATCTCGCAAATTATAAGTTAAATTTATAGTTTGTATGCACGAGGCGACTCTGAAGGTTGTAACTCTATTAGGCATAGGTGTCCTGCTCCTTTTGATAGGGGTAGGGACTCCTCTATGCTTTAGCTCACTAAAGGTTGTATTATTCAACGATTTTAACATATACAGGGTTGAAAGGACTAGAGCCTAAACCATTAATTAAAGCCTCATTAAAATCTTCCTGATTACTACTTAAGCTTAAATCACAACCATTAAGACATAAGGCAAAAATATAGCCTAAAATTATAAATTTAATATTGCTCATTTTACACCTCCCTTACATCTGCTAGTTCTAATAATGGTTTGATCTTCTTCATTCTTTCTTTATTTTGCTCAATCTGTTTGGCGAGGTATTTATACTCATCTAATAAACAACATTTATACTTAGTATGATTATGTAAAACCTCTCTTATATTTAGTTTTTTAGCCATTATTTTTTCTCCTTTAAATAGCTTAATATTATTGTATCATAATAATCATACCATTCGTTAAATAAATCTTGCCCTTCGTCTGTGTATTGCCCTTCTCCTTTATTTTTTTTAATGTACCTTGATTTGCTATCATTTATACATTCTTCCTCTACCTTGTTGTGTGCTAATTCGCACAACATCTCTATTTTTGTGCTATTGTTTATTGTGTTCATTTTATATTCCTCCCATTTAATAAGTTGCAATTTCTTTTGAAGCCAATTATAATTTTAATCAACAACACAATTATAAATACCTTCATAGTAGATGTTATTACTGAATTTAAAAAATACAGAATGTCAAATAATCCGTCACTCATTTTTTTTCTCCTTTTAATAAAATAAATCTGGAAAATCGCAAGGTTCACTTTCATACTCACAATCATAGCAAGTATGTAGTTCTTCGCTCGATTCCACTATATTAACCACACCACAACTACCACACGTTACTACATTATAGCCTTTTTCTTGTATTTGCTCAAGCAATTCTAATTGATTCATTTTTTCTCCTTTATTTTAACTACTGCCACTTTCATATCAATTACACTTAAAGCATACTCTAAACCTTCAATCCAACCTTTTAAAACATCATCTGATTTATCTGAATTTTCATAAGATTCATACTCGCAATCAAGAGTACCTTTTAACTCTTCTTTTATACTATCTATACAATCCTGATGTTTATGCAATAAAGCATCGTTTTTAAAACTCATCTTAACTCTCCTTACTTTAGGTTATTATTTTTAATATACTGATTTATAAAGGTGTTTACGTCTGATTTTATAATCCTTCTACCTTCTGCTTTGCCGATTCTATTTTTAGCACACCATTTTATAAACTTTTCATTATTAACTTCAAAGCTATCTATCTTTATAAGCAACATTTTCGCCTTCTCCTATATAATCGTAGTAATGAATTTGATTATAAATAACATTCTTAAAATCTGATAAATCAGGTAGGCTTCCATAATCATAACCTAAATCCCAACCACCATTTTCTAAAAAATCCTGTACGTGATCTTTTACTCTACCCATTATAACCCTCCTCCTCGCAAAATTGATTAAACTCATTATTATACTTATATGGCTTTTCAACAATATTAATTATATTGTGTTCTGTGTATTTTTTTTCATCTGCCATATATCTAAGAAAATATATAAACCTATCTGTTATTGGCTCACTATATTTCATTATATCGTTTTTTACACTACTATCGAATATTCTCATTTTTGCTCCTTTTCTTTTATAATATAATTATCTCCAACAACCTCAGCCCAACCTTGAGTAAATGCTTCTTCAAATATAAAATCATCACTAGCTTCATTATAATTTTTATCGCCTTTACTTCTTAAATATTTGATTAACTCTTTATCTGTTTTAAATATTTTACTCATATTTATAATCCTCCATTTGTTTTAAAAACTTTAAATTCAATATTATCTTTTTGCAATCGTTTTTTTGTAGATATTAACTCTGGATAATACATATCGTGAGAAGTTATTTTATCGCCATTTTTTAAATATACTTTTATATAATATGTCATTTTTTTATGCTCCTTTATAATATAATTTGGTTATCAACATAGACATTGCATTTACATATCTTTAAATCTTTACATTTTAATAAAAATTGTTGCATCCATTGTAGTTGGTAGGTGTGTGCTTTTTTATAAGGTTGACCCTTCTTGTCGGTGTCATTAGACATCTCAAGCATATCTAATAATTCTAAATAGCTTAGTTTATTTTTATAAACTTGATGATTTTTTTTAAAATAATACTGAAATATAATATTCATAACTCTCAATCCCCTTTGTTTTTTTAATCAAAATTATAATTCCAATTTATAATAGTATGTGACAATTTACGTTGTATTGAATTAATATGCAAGAAAATAATAAAATAAAATATAAATTTATAAATATAAAGATCAAATTATAATGCAAAATTATAATAAAAAGCTAGGCTCAAGACCCCCCTAAAAAATGGGGGGCGCTGGGGCGCTGGGGCGCTGGGGCGCTGGGGCGCTGGGGCGCTGGGGCGCAAATTATTTATTTATGATGTAGTAATATATATTTATTTTTACCTATAAAAATATTTAATACAATTACAACAATTTTAATTATGATTTTATTTATCATTATTTTATTCCTTTATTTGGTTAAAAATTAATCTTTTAAAGCTTTTTTAATTTTATTTAATGGTATGTTAAACAAGCTATAAAAAAAGCCCTTAAAAAAGGGCTTAATTTATTTATTTAGTATTTAGCAAACGAACGCAAGATATATTGATACAATACAAATTATGAATGCAATATTATCTTTTATATTTTCTGGTAATTTCATTTTATTTTATTCCTTTATTTATTTAATATTACAAAATTACTTTCAATTCCTTCTTTTAAGTCTTTTTTAGTTCCTTTAAAGATAAGCCCGCTTATTACGTTTTTATCTTCTAAAAAGCGTAAATCTGATTTATCAGCGTTAATTACTCTATATCCTTTATATACTTTAGGCAATTTATGAGAAAATACAAATGCACTACGACCAGCACCACTTTTTAAGTATTTTAAAGCCTCTTGTTCGTTATTTTCTGAACGACTAAAGGTCAAATCATAGTTAGCTTGTTTTATAGCGTTAGGGCGTTTGTTTAATGGGTATTTAGAATAATCATAAAACTGAATACTTTTAAATATATCCATAATATTTAATGATTCTTTTATTTTGTTATTTTGTATAAAAGACATAAAAACGTTTTTATGTTTGGAATTATTTAATCTTTTATATTGTAGTAAATCATTTAATTTTATTTTTATATTTTCATATGGTATATCGGACGTGCCATTTAATCTAATTACTGGTATTAAATTTTTCTTTTTAGCGTATTGAATAAAATTAGATATTCTTAAAACTACATTATTTAAATAATTAATCTTATCTTTTGTAAAAAAATGTGACCTTTTTAATCTTGCTTTTTGCGTAAAGGTCATTTTTCCACGCCCTGCAATATCTAAACAAGCGTCAATACATCCAGGTGACGCAAACGCACACAAATTTTTACCACTTTTTTTATGTGGGCTTAAATATATGATAGCTGTTATATATCCTTTTTTAAGACCTTTTATAGTCTTAGGGTCGGAATTTATTGTCAATATGTTATTTTTTAAATAGTAATTGTTATATTCTCTCATTATACCCCCCTTTATTTAGTTAATTATTTATTTAAATTTTAAAGATTTTTTTTTCATTAATTCATAATCATTTAATTCATTTTCTAGATCCATTATTAATACCTGCAGTTGATTTTCTGTAAATCTATAAAATATTTTTAATACGTCTATAAACTTTACGTGAAATCTCATATTATATATATCTTCTGTATTATATGTAATAAGACTTAATTCATTTTCTGAATAGCTCGTAATATCTATTCTTTTATAGTTATTCTTTTTTATCTGATTTTCTAAAGTCATTTTAATACCCCTTTATTTAGTTAATATATTAGTTAATCTTTTTATTTTTAATTGTTCTTGCTTTATTGCAATAATTATAGATTTACACGGCTTTTTAGTAGATTTAAGCCTATTTAAATTGTTTTTATATTCTTTTATACGTTCTTTGATAATATCCATTTTAAAGCCCCTTTATTTAATTATGCTTAAAATTATGATTATTGAAGGAACAAAAAGAAAAAAGCTAAATATTAAAAATCTAATGCTTTTTATTCTATGTGATAAGATAATGCCTAATAAACTTAATACAGGCAGTAGGCCCATCAAGATTATTATTACTATTGTATATGCTGTTTCTAGATTCATTTTGTTTTATTCCTTATATTAATTTATTGTAACTAAAATTAAATTACATAATACTAGAATTAAAGTCAACCTTTTATTTCATATTGAATTATTAAGAATAAAAAGCCTAATCTAATTATCATTCTATTGCATACAATAACATTATATATATATCTAATTAAAAAAGATTCATTAATTATTTAAATATCATATCCAAACAAACCCGCCAAACCTACTAATACTATATACCAATACAATTAATTACATATACACTAACACTAATTATGATAATTAATAAATATATCTAAAATTATATCTCAAAATCTGATTTAATCGGGTTCACCTCCTCTTATAATAAAATTATGAACTACTTCTTTAAATAGTTAGACCCCGTCGGGGGGGATAGCAAATGTGAGGTTGCGTGAGGTACCATTCCCCACAAAATACAAAAGCTAACTACGGATAAAATTTGCATAAGAACTCTGTATGGTATTATATTAGAATATGGAAAATGATACTTTAGTCGCTAAAAAGGAGGGGGCTAAGGTAAGGAGCCGCTCTAGATCATATTATCGCTATAAAAGGGCAGAAAAGGCGATAAATGAGGCATCTGACTACGGTAGGTGCTGGTGGATTGCTAAATACCTAAAAAACACACTTAAATATTAAATGTCAGATTTACTTAAAAGACCAGACGTATTAAGGGCTGTTGAGCTATATGCTTTAAAGCCTGATATTACTGCTGCTGAGGTAGCTAAGGATATTGGTGTGTCTACACAGTTGATTTATATTTGGCGCAAGAATCCAAACTTTATAGATGCAATTTACGAGAGGTATATGCTTCGCTTCGGTGTGGATATAGTTGCCGTATTAGAAGCGATGGTAAGAGAAGCTAAAGCGGGTAATGTGCAAGCAGGAAGACTTGTGTTAGAACATAGTGGTAAATTGGTTAAGAATGTTAATATTACTATTGATAGTCCTTATGAGAAGTTCTTGAAGGCAGATAAAGCCGAAATAGAATTTGAAGATGCTGAAATAGAGGAGATTGTTGCATCAATGCCTGATATAGAAGCGGATTTACCTGAACGGAATACTGAAAATCAAATACAACGCACAAAGAAAGAAAGGAAAAGAATAAAAAAAGTAAAGAAAACTGCTGCCGAACGTGCTGAGTATAATAAAAAACGAAGAGAGTGGGAGAGTTGGGTTCGCAGAGCAAAAAAGGTTGGAGTTGCTCCATTACCTGCTAGAAGACCTACGCCTGCTCAAAGGAAAGCGTGGAGGGATGAAGTTGAGCAAAAAGAAAACGAACAAAGACAGGGATAAAGGTATAGTTTGGTGTATGGCTGAGATATATGCTATGAAATTAGCTATACAAGCTTTGCAAAGCCAAATTAATGATTTAAGCAATACCCATAAAGAAAAGACTACCTGAACCTAATTCTTCACATATCTTATCATAAACATCCTCAGTTATAGGGACTACTATGTCTTCTGATATTTCAATTTGAGCTTTTGACCCGCTATTTAGATCATTAATTAAATTTTTTAACTCATCCAACCTTTCATTAGTCTCTTTAACTGATTTTAGTAATTCTACTAGAATTCTCATCTTCATACTGACTCCTTTAGGTTGGATTATTTTAGTTTAAGCTTTTCGTTGAATTTTTTAGCTATTTTATCTTCTATTTCAGGCTTTTTTTGAACATCTACAGATAAAAAGTTTCTAACAGGAACTCTTATATTTTTTTTGTTTTTAAAATACCGAATCTCTCCTCGTGCAACAATAGGGATGTATTTTGGTTTAAATCCCCTTTTATTGTGCAATGTACCGTATTCAAGCATTTGAACCCCACCTCTTGTAGCTTTAATACTGTTATACAAAGCTCCTGTTGCAAAGAGAGGCTTACTTCCCCCAATACCTCTTTCTCTTCTTATGCTTATAGTAGAATTTTTTAATGGCGGAGTCAGTTTCCCGTCAAAGATGTTCTTTTTAGCGTTTTCAGCTATAGGTTTTGATGTTATTGCGGTAATGTAATGTTCCCATTTATTTGATTTTACATAATTTAAAAGGCTTTTGAATTTAAAATTTGACTTTATTATTGCTCCAATCATAGTATATTTCTATCCTTGTTTTTTTCTTTATTCTCAGCAATTATCTTATCTGCTTCATCTAATGATAAATCATCATTATATTCAACCATAAGTTTAGATTGCGTTGTAAGGTTGTTTTGGAGTCTATGATTATCCCAAAGTATTTGATCTTGCATTGTTTTAGGGTATTCAGGCTCGTTAAAGTCTAATTTAAGGCTTTCTGGTAGTCTTATGCCATTATAATCTGCAATTTCTCTTTCAACGTGGTATAATTCGTGTTCATACATCTTCCAAAGCTCAATATCGTCTTGGTAGTCCTCAAATCTCTCTAAGTCTTTAATTTTTAAAGCAATTCCACTAGGAACTTCACCACCATCTTGGGCAAATTGAACATATAAGTGATTATTTTGAGCAACTAAGTCAACTTGAAACTTAACTGTCTCTATTACTGACTGTAAATCAGCATCTGGGGCAACAATGTCAAACACAGAGCCTTCGGGGAGGTCTAATATAGTGTCTGATCCAGCTCTTTCTAATCTTTTATCGGCTTGAAGCCCAGTTACATAAGGTTGACCAAACATTTGAAATCTCAACCCTAATTGAAGCTCAGTCATAGTTATATTTACGTGTTCATTGCAAGAAACTATATCATCTGCCCCATCTACAAAGAAAGAATCTAATTGATTTTCTCTGTGAGTAAATACAAATGGAAGAACTCCGTATCCGTGTTCATATTCGTCAATAATATTGCCATCTTCATCATATAACGCGTACATACCGCTATCCCAATAAGCATACTTTAGTTTTTCAGCCTGCGATATATCGTCTGAATTCCCCAAAACAGGATAAGTAATAGCTTCAGGCTTAAAAGGATTGTCGCCAAGATGGACATCGAAGTAATAAACAGGTCTATAGTCAAAATGAGGCATATCATCATCAATAAATACAACTTGAGTAGCAACGGTTCCAATTAAACGTGTCATTCTTTCAATATGCTTCATCCTAGCGTCTTTCATTACAGTTAAATTGCTATAGACATTTCCCACATTTCTATTAGCTCCTACTGTGTATATTCGGCTCATTTTATTAATAAATCTTTTAGTAAAATTAGCTTCATAACAAGGGATTTCCCTAAAAGCATCAGAGTCAAAATATTGATTTATATAGTTTGCGGTATTTGAGCCGCAATAATAATCTATTAATTTCCTTATATGCCTTCTTCTTGCTGAAGCTTCAGATTGCTTGTAATCTTTTACTGATTCTTGAATTATTTGTTCGACTGTCATCTCTTCCTCACTATTAGTTGTTGCTGTTTAATTGGAAATCTGTTTATAAAAAAATATCTTATCATATCGCATCCGTGGTCGTGAAATCCGTCTTTTAAAGGGTCTTGTTTTAAGTCAGACCCTTCTTTATGTTCTGGGTATCGATAGTTTTCTAAATCTTCTGCTATTCCTTGACATTTTTTGTCTATATGTAAATAACGCTTACCCATAGCGTTTTCAATAAACCCTCTTACGTGGCTAATCCCAGATGTAATATTTCTAGACACTTTATCTCTTATTGTGTGTATTCGGATTCCATTTTGCCTAAAAATTTCTATATCGCCCATCCCTGACTGTCCTTGAGCTTGTTGTCCAGCTGGGTCTCCATAATACTCTCTAACGTAATACGGTTTTGCTTTAATTCGCTTAACAAGCTCATCAGTCTTAATATTTGTTTCGTGTATAATTTCATCAATTATGTTTATATGCCATTCCCCGTTAATCATTTGAGTTTGAAACCACCCTACTGCTGGCATCCTATATCCAAAGTCTACACTACAAAATGTAGGGTAATTTGGGTTGTATGGGAAATAACCTACATCTAAGCTTCTGTCAAACGGGTATACTTGACCTGCAAATGTTGTAAACTTAGCACCATACTCTTGGTTAAACGATTCAGTTGACATATTTCTTTTTCTTTCAACTATAAACTCATCGTTTTGCCCGTCAGGGAAGGAAAACTGATTATCCCAAGATGGAGCTTGGTGCGATTCCCATAACTTGTCTTTCTGACCTAGCAAGTATAAATCATAAACCCAATTAAATCCTTCAGGGGTCGTAATAAATATTGCTTTTCCTTTTCTATCTGATAAAGTAGGAGACAAATACATATCCCATATCTTTCTTTTTACTTTTGCAGCCTCATCAATAATAAGAAGATCTAAACCTTCCCCTACTAATGAGTCAGGGTTATCAGCAGACTTGCCTTCAACTACTGTTCCCCATTTAAATTTTATATATCTTTCTTTTTCAGAAGCTCTTATAATATCGTTTTGATGCCCTACTACCATCTTCTTCCATATTTCTCTAAACATCAAGTCAGCTTTATCGTAAGATAATCCAACACACCATATTCTTTTATTCGGCTGTGATGCTACAAATGTAGCTTCCATTGCAGAGCAAGTTGTTTTACCAAACCTTCTGCCACATACCATTACAAAAAATCTTGATGTATCTTTAGTTGGAAAATGTAGTTTTTCTTGACCTTTGTGAGGTTTATACCCCATAAAGTCAAACCAAGACTTCTTAAATTTTAATTCTTCTTGTAAATTATTTTCCATTAAAGGTTGCAATAAACAACTGCCATAATCTAACTTATGGCGTAGTATAAATACAAGATATAGTATTTTTATTTTACAAAAACACAATAAGGAGGGCAGTATGTCCGAAGAAACAAAATCAGTAGCAAGCGAAACAGTAAGTGAGCAACCTATCCAAGAAACACCAGCAAGTTCGCCTGATGTTGGTGCATTAATAGCAGAAAGCAAAAAGTATAGAACTAGGGCGCAGGAAGCTGAGGCTCGTGTAAAGCGAATGCAAAATAAATTTGCAAAAGCAGAGGAAGAAAAACTTAAAGAAAAAGAGGATTTTAAAGCCTTGTATGAAAAGGTGTCCTCTGAAAACGAAAGTTTGTCATCTAACGCTGAAAAATGGAGCAAGTATGAAGAGGCTAAAAGAACCTCTTTGTTAGACCAGCATCCTGAGAGCGAAAGGGAGACATTGGCAGGTTTGCCTTTAGAGACCCTTGAATTTGTTACAAGTAAAATTAATAACACAAAGCCTAATGCTCCAGAGGTTATAGGAAGAAGCAAAGATATCGTCATAGACAAGGAATGGAAGGATATGAATGATTCCGAAAGAAGGGCTTTCTATGCCAGCAAAGCAAAGGGCAATTAAATCACAGGAGAAATAAATGTTTAACTTAAACTTTGAAGGTCAAAATCCTTGGATTGCTTCAGGTGCTGATTTTAGCATTACATCAAGAATCCAAATGAATTTGGCTGGCACAAATAATGTTGCTCTTGCTGGTGGTTTGCGGGACTCAGATTCTGCTACTGCTACATTACAAGAGTTTATCCCTGAAGTATGGGGTGCGTCAATAATGGATTATATGGAAAAAAATCTAGTATTTGGCGCTATGGCAAACGATCAATCTGCTTTAATTGCAGGTGGTGGAGATAGAATTCATTTGCCAAGACAAACTGAGCTGACTGCGTCTGACACTTACGGTGGCGGCACAGTTGCTGTAGAAGAATTGATTGATACAAATTTAGCTTTTGCTAAATCTACTGATGCTGAAGACGCTTATACTTTAGATATCAATCAGGCTATCCATAGCGCAATCTCAATTACAGATGTTGCAAAAGTTCAATCAGGTTACGATGTTATGAATCTTTATACATCTAAACTTGGATACGCTTTAGCTAAAAAAGTAGACCAATATTTAGCACTTAAAGTGTTTGATGCGGTTGCATTTAACTATGCAAACGGAACAGACGATGGCGGGCAGGCTGGCAATACTGTTGAGCTAAATACTACTCACGACTCAACAGATATTATAGCAGCAGGTGTATCTAATATGTTAGAAGCTATTTACACAAACGACTCTAACGCAAGTGACTACTTTATGGTACTTACGCCAGCAACTTATGGTAGCTTATTTAAGTTAGCTGAATTTGCTAAATATGAAGGTACTGGTTTAGCTGGAAATGAAAACCCATTTATTAATGGTTTTGCTGGTCAGTTAGGTGGAGTGCAAGTTATTGTCTCTAATAACTTTATGCACTATGGCGCAGGCTCTGCTACCGCAGCTGCTTCTTCTTCACCAGTTGGTAACTTTAGCGCAAATGGCGTTTCAGATGAAAGTGAAAAGTTGCTTGGGTTCTTAATACATAAAGATGCTATGCATATTGCTTATTCTTCAGGATTAAAGGCAAGAGTGCAAAGTGACTATCATTTACCTTCTCTATCTACAAGATTTGTTGCAGATAGCGTATATGGATGTTTAGTTACTGGTAATACTACTGCTGGAAACAAAAAAGTTTTCGCACTAGTAAGCCCAGCTTCTTAATAAGTAGCTACAAATTAAGGGGGTGGGAAACTGCCCCCTTTACAATCAAAGGAAACTATGAAACTAACGATAAAAAAATCAGACGGAACAAAACTAATTAAAGAATTTAAAAAAGAAGATGTAGGCTCTGCAAAAGCATTGGGCTGGGAAGAAATTGGAGCAACTCCAAAAAAGAAAAAATCTAAAAAGAGTGCAAAATAAATATCAATACTGGACAGAGCAATATAATATTATGAAAGACATTATAGAACAATTAAAGATACACGAAGGCTATAAACCTAAAGTATATAAATGCACGGCTGGTGTAGATACAATAGGAATCGGCTTTGCTATTAAAGACTTAGAGTTATCTGAGGATGTTTGCGAATTGATCCTAAAAGAAAAACTACAAGCATTAGAAGAAAGATTTGAAGATAAATTTGATTGGTTTAAAACATCTCCTGTAGAAGTCAGGAATGTTATGTTAAATATGGCTTATCAGCTTGGATTTAGAGGTTTTTGCAAATTCAAGAAAACTTTAAGCTATCTAAAGAACGCTGAGTGGGAAAGCGCTTCTAAAGAAATGCTAGACTCTAAGTGGGCAAAGCAAACGCCTAATAGAGCAAATGAACTAAGTGAGATTATAAAATCTCTTTAGTTGCTTCTTTCTACTGCCAAACATTAACTTATGTCATCTGAAGAATACTTAAATAAGGTTTTAGCTTGCCCTAAATGCTATCACACGGGTTTATCTAGAAGCGGATTTGATAAATACAAACAAAGATATCAATGTGGAGCTTGCAAGCATAGAACAGTTAATCCTATAGAGGATTTAGAGCTTCTTAGAGAGAATGTAAGATACAGAAAAGAGAAGCAGAAAGCTCAAGATGTTACCAGAATAGAGCGAAAAGGTTTCAGAGAACACGCAAGAATTGAAAACGCTGTAGAAGAATACAGCAAAGAATTAAAAAAGCTTTTTGAAAATAATAGACTACATAAGCTTACTAAAAGCCATAAGATTAGTAAAAGGGCGGTTGGGGTCATCCAATTTAGTGACGTTCACTTTAATGAGTTAGTTGAACTTCAGAATAATCGATACGATTTTAAAGTTGCATCACAACGATGCCAATATTTTGTACAAAAGGCATCAGCGTATTTCGAGATTAACGGAGTTAGCCAAGTTGTGGTTGCTTTAACTGGAGATCTAATGAATAGTGATAGAAGGCTGGATGAATTACTTAATCAGGCTTCAAATAGGGCTAAAGCTACCTTTTTAGCAGTTGATATAATGCAACAAGTTATATTAGACCTAAATAAACGCTTTAATGTTAGTGTAGCTAATGTAGTAGGGAATGAAGGGCG